CTAAGGTAGCAACTTAGGAATTAGTTTGACTATTCGTCCGAAATTGCCAAAATAAATCCACTCTCAGGTCTATACACTTCAAGACCGTACAGGGTATCAGCAGTGTAAAGTGTGCTTAAATATTCCTGTTTATATTGCGTCTGTGAACGTACAGCCATCTGCTCGGCGTGAACAATAGCGTCTTGGTGGAAGAACAAGCAACCACGGACATCAATTGAACCACCGCTGTTCTGAGCAGCAGTCTCTAGTACAGGACAGTTAGAAGACACGTAAATGTCTACGCCGTACAAGTTACCAATGAGACCTGACTCAACACCACGACCACCAACAAAGTCAGCAGACACGTAACGGTCAATACCCATGATGGTTGAACGAGCAGCAGGAGGAACAACCATTACACGATTTTCCATCGGTACGTTGTTATCATCCATTAGCTTGATCAGACCACGGAATACTGCATCACTGAAGTTGTCGCCAGTAGCAACAGTGTCGTCTTGATACAGAGCTAGCGCACCAGCGTTGCTGTAGTAAGACTGGCTGTTTTCCCAGTTAGCACCATCAGTAGGAGCCTGAGTACGAGTACCGTCACCAAAGCCAGTAGCAGCGTTCATCAGGTCAGTATCAACCTGAAGAGCCAAGGCGTAACCAGCGTCAGAAGTATAGAACTGACGTAGGCTGTTAAGCGCCTGTACTTCTACGATGTCCTCGATAAAACGAGAGTACTCGAAGTGACGGTTAACAGTTACAGTCAATTCTGACTCTAGGTTAGCCTGAATTGTTACTGCGGTAGCTTCAGCTTTAGCGTTAGCAGAACCACGGACAGGCTTAGGGATGTGAATAACGTCACCCTTCTTGCCAGACATAGAAATCTTCTTGACAAGGGGAGACATCTTGAGGTTCTTTTGGTAAGCAGCAATTACTTCGTCACTCCAAATTTCGGGTACAAAGGTTGCTGCTGCGGTTTTGTCTACGACAGCGTTAGCTGTAAAGTAGGCACCTGAGGTTTCGTTAGCCATGATAATTCTCCTTGAATGTTAGGCTATCGGACACGACCCTCTTGGTACGCTTTAAATATCTCATCAGATAAAGCTTGATACCGTTCGGGGTCTGTCTTCATAAGTTTAATAATATCAGCCCGACGATAGATTTTCTTTCGTGCCCCTTCTGAAGTGCCCCTAGCGGAGCCTGTGTTAGCACTCTTGAGTTGTTGCTTACGTGCTTGCGTTTCAACAGCAGCCGTCTGCTTAACTGTACTCTGACGTTCTTTCCATAAACTGAAAAGCTCATCAGCAGCTTCGTAGTCGTACTGTTGGTCTGCCTGAACGAACAACTTAGTCCTAACCTTAGAAGCCTTGATCCACTCAGCAAACTTAGAGTCAGTCAGTATTTCTTGCATATCAGGATGTTTACCCTGAAGTGTAGCTAATGCTGTCTGCTTCTTGTATTGATTAGTGTACTCTTGTGCTTCTTTGATCTTAGGATGGTTCTCAATAGCCCTAGATACAGCCTTCTCTGGATCAACAAAGAAATCTACGTCGTCTTCAGCATCATATTGTTGCTGAGTTTGTGGTGCTTGTTGTTGTGAGAGTTGTTCCTGAATATAAGAATCAACAACCTTACGTAACTCACCTACTTCAGAACTTTGCTTACCTAGTAGCTTCTCAGCCTCTTGGTGCATCCTTACAACATCTTCTAGAGACTTACCTTGGTACTTCTCAGGTATCTCTGGTTGTTGCTGTTGTTCTTCTTGGGTTGTCTCCTCAGGAGATTCCATAGTGGTGTCGGTTGTATCTTCAGTATCCTGAAGCTCATCTAGTATTGTAGCTTTAGCCATGATATTATTTACCCGCCTTACGGTTCTGGGAGATTAACAAGGTTAGCTTATTCAGCGCCTTTGTTTGATTTACGTCCTGCCTTTTCGTGTTCTCGTAACCACCTCATGTGTGCTCCCGGAAAGTCTCCAGAAGAACCATCTAGTACGCACTTAGTAGCAGAAGGTACTCGCTTAGCGTTAGCGCCACAACCGCACCTACTTGTTGTAACACTACTTTCAACGAATTCTTCAAAGGTATGCCCATTAGTACATAAAAAATCATATACCTTAAGCATCTTCATTACTCTCTATAATTTCTTTGTAAGCAGTATTGATTGTTTCTTCTAGGTTAACAAGATTAGCTATAACAGCTAGTTGGCCTTTACGAAAAAACAAATCTTGCTCATCCTTAGTTAGATTAACATTGTTAATTACATTTATGTTGTTAACTAACTCAGTATGAAGTTGTTTCCAACCTTCGTTACGAAATAAGTCAAAGAAATTATTGTAGTATGTTTCTAACTCTTTATCCACTTAGAGGCCCCT